TACTCCTCAAATTCTTTTTGAACTTTAATATAAATTCCTAAAACGTTTTCATTAATTATTTCATTAATTGCAAACTCAATCGCTTGATCGTAATCAGCTTCAGACAGTTGGTCAGAGGTGACCACCACCCTGCCTAGGAGGGAGGCGGTGTGATAACCTGAAGCAATGTCATAGGCGTACCAAGCAGCAAAGTCATCGAAGGGTGAATGAGGATTGTCAATGGTTGATAGCATTGATCTTGTTACCATCTTCATCCTCCTTTCGTTGCTACATCAAGCGTGCTTAGTGATACACCTAGTTGTCGTGCAACCTCTGCTCTAGTGTACCCTGCTGCAAGCATGGCGGTAGCTCTTGCTGTCTTGGTGGGGGTCATAAGTATTTGTGTCTTAGGTGTAGCATGATCACGAACAACGTCCATGTCTGCATTGTTTAGGATCTGGGTTAGCTTAGAATTACTAATCGCTTGTGCTTGAATCGCATCCCATTCGTCAGGCTCGATGACTATCTTTTGTTTAGAGGCGCCGGTTCTAATACGGGCTTGTGTTAGAGCCTGGTATTTAACCTTCCTAAGCGTGTCTGATTCCATGTTTGGATTAGCATCACGCTTGGTCTTTACTTGGGCGTTGGCAATTATTTGGGCCTGGCGTTCAAGGGGGGCGTTTCTGAGGGCGAGGTTTAATTTAGCATTGAGGGATTCAACTTGAGGGCGGTACGCTTTCTTAGCAGAGGGCGATTGTTTAGGGGTGGGGGTTTTAATTGCAGTAAGTCGTGCACGATTAGCCAACTCCTTAAGCTTATTAGAATGCTCAGCATACAACCGTTCCATAGGCGTACCAGTACGAGTAGACATAAGCTCACGTGCATCACTGGCTAGTGCCAGTCTTTGGATGCGTGTTTGCCTAGGCTTACCCGTCTTAGTATTAATCCTATTGGTAGGCTCGAACTCAAGCGCACCAGTACGTGTGTTGATTGGGCCACCTTTACCCATAGTACGGGGCTTTCTTTCAGGTATGAATACATCAGCCCCAGCTCTAGAGATTATAGTGGACGCACCACCACTCTGATACTTAGCCTTGAGTTGCTTGATTCCGTTGTCATTATAAGATAGCTTATAGTTAAGGTTGTGCTTCTCTGCATCAATGACCACCATAGAATGCTTAACGGCCCTAGCAATGTCTGAATGAGGGGCACCTTGAATCGACATGTCTGTGATGAGGTTAGAGATCATACCCATTTCTGTTTGGGTATTCCTCATTGTCTTCATACCATCATATGCGGGGTACGAAGAACGAGGATCAAAGTCCTTCAACTCTTCAAGAGCATGAGAAGTCTTGACGCCTGCTCTTTCATTAGGGATTACAAGAACCGTGTCACCATCAAAGTCTGCACCAGACAACCACTGAGCTACCGAAGGGTGAATGCCAACAGCATCCTTAGCGTTACCAAGGATACTCTTTGATGCTGCGTGTTTGTTATTGACAATAAGTTCTGGAATCTCAAATGGCCCAGCATGTGGGTGACGAATGAGAGCTACTCTTTCGCCATCGTTATAGTTGGGCGCATAGATCTGATTGCGTGGAATGTTAGGCACGGGTAGAATAACGTGGTTTCCCTGTCTTGGTAGAGCAGCAGCTTTAAGGTGTACAGCAGCCGAATCAGCACCATCAGCAAAATCATTAAGCAACTTCTTACGAACAGTAGCATTCGTAAGTTTGTCGATGTCTTTAAACTCTTGCTGACGACGCTCATACATCATGTTAAGCTGCGTCTTAGCCAAGGTCGGGCTCTGTTTCGAAAGCATCTGAGATGAAAGATTACGTGACCACTCAGACCAATCTCCTTCTTCATTAACAATGTTCATGGCAGAAGTAACACGCTCATTAGATGTGCCAGCATCGGCAATGATCTGACGTTGAGTAGATTTCAAAAGAGGATGTTCACCAGTTTCTGCATAACCAGGCTCATCTGAATTCTTCTTCATTACGTCAAGTTTGTTAGCCGTCCTTGACTTGGATGTATGAAACTCTACATCTACACCATCAGGAAGGTTGTTCTTATAAACAGCCATACCTTTAAGGTAATGATCTTGCCCAACAGCAACACGAACCTGAGCATAGTTTGATCCACCAATAGAAACGTCTTCGACTCCAGGTCGAACATAAATAACACCATCTGCTTTGTCTCCGCCATCTTCTTTATAGACGACAGCAACACGCTTAGGATTAAGAATCAACGGTGGATGAATACTTGCAATGTGCCTACCACCATCATCAGAGAAGTCTGTAACTTGCTGAATCTTACTTCGATTCAAGAAGACATCTCTTTGTGTGGTGCCAGGTGCGGCCAACACCCTCATGTTAGTTTCGTGTCCAGTAGTCAACTGAAGAGACTTGACCGTATGTACTTCGTATCCTTTTTCTTTTAGAACCGAGAGAGCGGTGTCAAGTCTGGTCTTACTTACCCCAATGTGATTCTCAACGCCCTTGCCGACATCAACATAACCCTTTTTATCGACTTGAGATTGTAGCATATCAGCAGTATTTGTTAGAATGTCGGCTTTATCTTTTGCGCCTGGTGCAAGATACGACCTAGCGGTTGACTCTGGAATGTTCATTCTACTTGCAATAGCAGAGGTAGAATATCCTTTGTCCTTTAGACGTTGGGCCATAGCAATTCTAGATTGGCGCTGCTGATTTGTAGCGATGGATTTAGCAGCACGAAGATCATTAACCGAAGCACCAACACCTCTAGCAACTTCTGCTTCAGTAAGTCCTTGTCTCATCATGTCTTGAACATAGTCCAAGAATATCTTATTCCTAGTGTTTACATTATTAGTGGACCCCCACGGATAACGTCCAGATCTACGTAGAATGCCATAGTGGATTAGATCATTGTCTTCATCAATTTTCATAGACGTCACCCCCTTGGTTAAGTTTAGGGAACGAGCTTAGGAGTTTCTGCGCTATCTGAATTATCAAAGGACTTCTTGAAGTCAAAGATCGCAGATCCTGCAGACACAATCACAAGACCGACTAGAAGCATCTCAGCGAAAGATAAAGCCGAAAGCGGAAGATCTCCGCCAACGGTAATGGTATCGCCCCAATTAGTCTCTCCGACAAGCCAAACAGCAATGACACCAATAATCCATCCAGAAAGAATAGTGACAACGCCGTTCCAGTTCATCGCTCGAATATACTTAAACAAGTTCGTGAGCGTATAGACCACCAAACCCAAAGCCAAAATCGGCACAAACTCAATGTTTGACATTGTATCTCCTTATTTCTCAAGTTTAGCTAAAGCTGAATTTCGAATTTCTTTACACGGACGCTCGTCGATATTCAACCCCTGTTGGCGTAGTTCGTCGAAACGTTCACTAGCTCCCGTGGGAATACCAGCTACGGCAACCGCAATGGCCGTCTTCAACTTAATAGCCAAATCGTTACGATCCAAACAACCTTCGTATGAATTGATGATATTGCGACGAATAGCCTTTTCGTTACTAGTGTCAATTCTTTCTGCGTTCTCGTTAATGCGAGTATTAATGACGCTAAAGCCGATGACAGGCATTATAAGAAACACCACAAGCGCAACCACCATCCAACGTTTCATGCGCCATTCTCCATTCTATCTTTGTCGATTTCCGCCCTTTCATTCTTATACCAAGGTGGATAATCAAACATAATATCAATACCAGGACGAGTGCCTTGATTAAGGGCGTCGACAATCTTTCCTAGTCTCCAAGAACATAGACGTTCTTCTAAACGAGTTTCTTTGCTTCCTCGACGAAGACGATTTACGTCAGATTGAAGAGGGTTGATAAGAGACCGTTGAATCTTCCAGAAAAGACCAAGAATACCAACAATAGAGACGGCAACAACCGCTTCTCCGAAATATGGGATACCGCCGCCGCTACTAGAAGCTTCTGCGGCAAACAATATAATGTAACCAGTAACAGCAGTAACGATACCCAACATAGTCCAGCTCCTTCTAGATAGAAACTTGAGTACCGTCGAGGATCCGTTTCATGATTTCGGCATTCACTCCATAATTATCATTAAGCAACGGTGTAACTTCAACCGTTGGAGCAAATTCAGAACGCCAATCACTTGCGGCAGTTGGCACCCCATACATGTTATGAGCACCTTGTCCGCCTGGCCAGAAATGCAACGGACGATCGCCAACAACCAGAACCGCAACGTTACCAACCTGTCCCTTTAGCGGTCCAACAATCAATTCCATTTTATTCTCTCCTTCAGCTGGAGCCGGAGAATCACCGAGCAATACCTTTGCGTGCTCGATAATACGAGGAACGTTCAACTTACCTGGGTCCCACCTATCACCATTCTCTGGTGCGTGCTGGTGTCCACAAATTCCGTGAAACACAAGCCATTGGGCTTCGGTGAGACGTTGTGGGGCATACTCAGATGAAATAGATCCCGAATCGGCCCCAAGAAACCCAAGAGGAGGAAGTGTGAAATCACACAGCCCTACTCGATATAGAGGCGCAACAATATCTTCGGCGATGTTGTGCAACCACTCGTCGGGCCAATCATGAGTCTCTCCGGCAAACCCGACAAGCTCAAATTGAATGGGGCCCCATTTGTTAGTCTCTACACCACCAGACCTATTACCCATAGCCTTAGCGGCTCGAGTAGTGTCGATACCTTGAACCTTTCGACGACTCTCAGGATCATAACACCCATGGGGCCAAACTCCTCGATCTCCTTTCCT